TACAGGTACAAAACTTGTGGGACAAGGAACTGCAGACGTAATCGTAGCATCAACAGCTGGAACAACTGAGGTAACATTCTCTCAGCCAGACAATTCTATTATTACTTCTATTGACATTGTTTGTACTTCTGCACCAACTTTAACAGGAGCTGGTGACATTGGTTTCAAAGTTGGAACTGCAACAGGTGGAGCACAATTAGTTGCTGCCGCAGCAAATACAATTCTTGATGGTGGAACAACTGTTCCTGCAGGAGCTGGTTACAATTTAACGTTGATTAATACAACAGGTACATCGACAAAAACTGTCTCTCCAGCCGCAAACGTTTCAGGTGCAGCAAGAAATATTTTCTTGCAAGTTACAAATACTGTAAACGCATCAGCTAACGGTAACATGAGATTTATTATAAACGTACAACAGTTTTAATAAATAAAATTAAATGGTGCTCCTTCGGGAGCACTTAATTAGGAGAAAATATGTCAAGTACAAGTATACAGGCGAAAATGTTTAAAGCTGTCTCAGCAAGTACAACAGCCATAGCTGCTGTGCAAACAAAATCGGGCGCTGGTAATATGACACTTACTGGAACTTCAGTAAATGATGGCTCAAACATGTCAACGACTGTTACACTAACCTCTACACCAAATAACGCTTCTGTTTCATTCACAATTACAGGAACTGACGCGAGCGGAAATGCTGCTTCAGAAACAATTGGAACTGGTCCGAACTCTAATACAGTAACTGGTTCAACAAAGTTTTTGACAGTGACCCAAATCGCTCATAGTGCTTCTATCTCTGCAGTGTCTGCTGGCTTTACAGCTACAACTGACACAACAGGAATAGTTTTTGCAGGAGCAACAAGAGTTAGAGGAATGCATGGAGTATCAAAAGCTTCAGCCGCTGGCGCAATGATCATTAGAAACGAATCACAAACAGGAGATAAACGATTAGAATTAGATGCCCCTGCGGCAGCTGGTATGATTGATCCTTATATTCCTGATGAAGGTATTCGTTACCCTAGTGGTGCATTTATCGATATCAGTGGTGGCTTTGATAGTGTAACGGTATTTTTCGATGGAAGTTACTAATAAAGTATATACATCGGAACTTTTAAAATTAAGACGTGGAGGCGATACTATGCCTCCACGAAGTAAAAAGTATTTTCGTGCTACTAAAAAAGGTGCGGGAATGACAGCAGCGGGTGTTGCTAGATATAGGGCTGAAAACCCTGGATCTAAGTTAAAAACTGCTGTTACAGGTAAGGTAAAACAAGGTTCTAAGGCTGCGAGTAGGCGTAAATCATATTGTGCTAGAAGTGCTGGCCAAATGAAAAAGTTTCCAAAAGCAGCTGCAGATCCAAACTCTAGATTAAGACAAGCTAGGAGGAGATGGAAATGTTAGAAAAAATTAAACAACAAATCTTGTGGGTAGTCAGAACTGTTTGGAACAAAATAAAAGGTGTTTGGAACAAATATGTTGGCTGGGTATGCTCAGGTTTTAATAAATAATGAAAAAACCAAGAAGTAAATTAGAATGGTTTAAAAAAAATATTGTAATTGTTCCTGTTGTGGCCGCAATTATAGCAGGAACATTTACATCGGTAAGATATGTATTATCTTTAACAGATACTATTACAGCTAACCAAGAGACTATTTTAAAGATGGAGTCAAAGTTAAATAACTCCATAGCAGATATTAATGACCTTAAACAAAGACTGTCCGCAGCTGAAGCAACGTGGTCTATGGCAGAAAATTTATACAGACAACTAGCAGACACAGTAAGGGATCACACCTATGACCTTAAAGACCTTACGAGATAATTTATTATGGATCGCATTCTTTCTTTGCGTTGCAACTTATGTGCAAGCAAGAAATGATTATTTAAATGACTACGGAACTTGTGAAAGAGGTAGTTGGGAAACTTATACAGAAGTTAGACAACACGAATATAAAACAGGCACGAGTGATGAGTATCAAGATCAGACATTAGGTTTTAGATTTCGTATGCCTTTAGGTGCTGTGTGTAGTGATGAATATATTGCAGAAATGCAGAAAAAAAGTAAAATAAAAACCCAACTTGAACTTATTAAAGAGTGTAAAAGAATACCTAGAATAAGTCCTCCACCTGTAGAATTTGCAGAGTTATTCAATATGTGTAATAAATTAGGGGTTGTTAAGTTTATTGATAAGAAGCCAGAAGGTAGTCATTGGGAAAATTTAAAGATACAATATCTAAAAGATAATCCTGATGTTGTAATAATGGAACAGGCAATGCCAAAATGAAGGTAAGTGAAAACACAAAAGTAAGCACAGATCTTAAAACGATTCTATCAATCGTAGCAGGTGTTGCTGTTGGTGTTTGGGCATACTTTGGTTTGCACGAGTCATTAAACGCTACAAAAACTAAAGTAGAATTAATGTCAAAAGATTTAGAAGAAAATACAGAGTTTAGAATAAAATGGCCGCGTGGAGAAATGGGATCTTTACCCGCGGACAGCGAGCAATTCATGATGCTGGAGGACTT